TTATAAATTATTGATTGCAGTTTCAAATAATGAGACTGCTTTTTTTGCGTTCTCATTAGATAAATGAGAATAGGTGTCCATTGTCATGGCTAGAGTTGAATGTCCAAGTCTATGTTGTAATTCTTTGTAGGGTAATCCAGCATTCATCATCATTGATGCATGTGTATGCCTGAAACCATGAAAGCTAACATTTGTGACTCCAGCATTATTAAAATGTTTATTGAGTCTTTTTCTAAGGTTGCAAGCATAGGCATATTTAGTAACAAATACTGAGAAGACAACAGTTTCTGTTTTTCCAAGTTGCCAAGCCTCGATTTGTTGCCTATTTTTGTACTGTTTCAACATCAAAAGAGTTGCCCTATCAATATCAATATTTCTGATACTTGATTTTGATTTAGGTGTATTTGTTTCCTGAAATCTGTTTAATGTTTTATTTATCTTTATTTGTGAGTTTTCAAAGTCTATATCAGACCATTCAAGAGCTAATACCTCGCTGATCCTGCATCCAGTAGCAAGCAGAGTCTTATATAAAGTGACATCAAATAAGTTTTGATATTCTGATTGATCCAAGGTATCTAGATAAGCTAAAAATGTTTTTAATTGATCATTGTTTAGATATTTCAGTTTCTCTTTTTCTTTTGCTATTTTTCTTGGTACTAAGACATCCCGAGCGGGATTAGATGGTATAACTTGCATTGCAACACCATATTGAAGAATGCGACTATTTAAGTTATGTAATAGGTGATAGTTCGCAAATGCTCCCTTAACCCCCTTATTTGCCAAATTTGCCCACTTATTAACTTGTGTTTGGATCAGTGGTGTATTTATCCTATTAAGCTTATAATCGCCAAATACGCTCAATAAATGGAGTTTTACAATGCCTTTCATTGATTGTCTTGTATTTGGTTTAACAGTGTTTTTATAACTTTCCCACCAAATTTTTACAAGTTCTTCATAAGTTTTAATTTGAACTTTTTGTTTTACAGTATTACCATTTGCAATAAAATTATTGATTGCATCCCTGGCTTTGATTTTTACACCTTTTTTGGTTGGTGCAGTGACATTTGTGCGAACCCTTTTACCAGTCATTTGATCAGTGCCTAAATAAACATTAGCACGATAGACAATAGATCCATTTTTCTTTTTAATTTCTTTGATATTCATGTTTTTGTACCTTTCCATCAGCAGGCAAGCAAGATTTGGTTTGGTATTTTAACACGATATAGATTAATTTTATTTGTCGTTATCTTTATAACCGACTGAGTAACCACTATTGGCTTTTGCAGTAGTTTTTGCTAATTGTCTGATTGCTTTTTGGTCATCACTAGTTGATAATGAATAATTTAAAATAATTTCTAAAAATGCTTTGTTTAAATTTCTATTATTTCTCAATTCTTCATAAATACCAAAACTAAGTTCAGTTTTATCAAGGTTGAGCTCGATAAATTCTTCCCAAGCATTATATTCTCTAGGAGTATAAGTTTCATAAGGTATTGTTTTTTTTGGAACGTCATAACCTAGAAGGTATCCAACAGATACATTGTAAAACTCAGCTAATTTATTTGCATTTCTTTGCCGTATATTTTTTACTTCACCACTTTCCCAACGTTGATATGTTCTAAGGTTAACTTCTGCTGCCTCAGCAACCTCGGCTTGAGATTTATTAGTATCAATTCTTAATTGTTTAATTCGAGTTTCGTTTTTTACATTTAAATCTGACATATTTATCCTCCAAGTTAATTATAGCACAAACGGCATTAAAAGCCATAAAAAAAGAAAAAAATGCATTGAACATCAAAAATAAATAAATTTTATGGTTGACAAAGCCGTAAAATGCCGTTATTATATAATTAAGTTACGGCATTAAAAGCCGGCGAAAGGAGGGTTAAAATGTTAATTACATTGTCACTTGCTGAAAAAGTTCGGATAAAGCGTGCTAAAGAGCAATTAACAAAAAAAGCAGTATCTGAAAAGCTTGGAATTAAATCTCAAACTCTAACAAAAGTAGAGAATGGAAATTATGATGCACCTAAGCGCATATATGAAAGCGTGATGACTTGGCTTGTTGAAGAATAAAAAAAGCCATGTACGCATTTGGAAGTGGAGTACATGACCTAATAATCTAAAACAAATAAAGCAGGCAAGCAAGATTTGTTTTGGGATTTTCTCAAATTGGTTTAAGAAAACTTTTTATGTATTTATTATACATGAAACCAGGTAAAAATAGAAGTGGAGAAAAATATGGAACAAAAAGTTATCGCATCATATTCAATTCTATGTGTTGAACTTGAGGAGTTATTGGATGTAATTGAGTTAGGACTGGATGATGGAACACCTAACAAAATGGCAGCAACACTAAATGTTGTTGAGATGGCATTGAAAGGTATTATTTCTGTTCATCAGGAAAATATAAAAGTGATGGAAAAAATTGATAAGGAGATTTAACATGAAAAAACAAGAAAATTTAGCACTAGTTAACTATTTAACTTTAAAGCATCAACTTGAGGATATTTTAATAGTGAGTGATATGTCACTTGGTGGATCAGATTTAGATGCGGCAAATGCAACGTTGTATGTAATTAATACCTTCTTACATTCTGTTACTGATGAACATACAAAAAAGATTTCAACATATTTGGAGGCTTAATATGTCAATTCTAACAGTAGATTTTAAATCGGACGAGTTCGAAAGAAAAGCACTAGAAAAAATTGATAAATTATCAGAGGAAAAGAAAAACCTTGAATTGTCATTGAGCAATAAAACAAATCTTATTAGTGCTGATAAGCTTATCAAAGAGCTTGATATAACAAATACAACATTGTCAAAGTGGATTTCATTAGGTTTGAAAGTTTATCGCCCACCAGTTGAAAATAGCAAAAAAAGGTATTTTAAAATATCAGATGTTATTAACTTTTTTGTTGTTGGATAAGGAGGTATCATGGGGAATAGACGCATGATCAGTAAAACCATTACCCAAACACATAGATTTTTACAGATGCCCTTGGAAGTTCAAGCATTGTATTTCCATCTTATTCAAAATAGTGATGATGATGGGATTGTTGAGGCTTTTCCAATAGTTAGGATGATTGGTGCTAGTGAAGATAGTTTAAAGTTGTTACAAGCAAAAGCATTTATTAAGCCGCTAAATGATGAAATGATATTTTATATCATTGATTTTCATGAACAAAATGTAATCAGAGCTGATAGAAAAGTCAATTCAATTCATCTCGACTTATTAAAAAAAGTTATTCCAAATGCTGAAATTATTGAACCAAAACAGAGAGCTGATAGGGTGAAAAAGCTTGTACATCAGATGGACGACCATGGGACAACCAATGGACTCCCTAATATAAGTAAAGGTAATATAAGTAAAGATAATTTAAGTAAGGGGAGTAGAAGTGAAAAAGAAAAAACTACCACAACTCCCCCTATCCTCAATCAGGATTTCTATGATCTTTATCAAGCATTTGAGCAAGAAACAGGTAAACCATTAAGTCCAATGCAAATTGAAGAATTAAAATACATGCTAGATGATTATAAACCTGACTTAATACTTGAGGCATTAAGAGAGGCAGCAAGTCAAGGTAAAGCAAACTTTGCTTATATTCAGGCTATTTTAAAGCGCTGGAGGCAAGATAACTTGATGACAGTAGAATTAGTCAGAAATGCAAAAGAAGCACGAGAGAGACAGAAACAAGGGAATATAAACAACAATGAAATTGATCCTGATTTAGGATTTTAGGAGGTAATTATGAGCTTTGTTGCAACAAATGAAATAACAAATTCTTATGCTAATATGATACGTAATGGAATTATGATTGATACAGGTGAAAAGTGTGAGAAACATGGAACTCCATTATACAGAAGTAGGAATTCATCAATAAAAACATGCCTTGAGTGCTGGCCATCTCAGATGGAAAAGAAAAACAATGAAGATGTCGCTAGAAGAATGAAGAATGCTAAAAAGTTTCATGTAACAGATGTTTTTCAACGTGAAAGCGTGATTAATGATGAACTGAAAAATGCTAGTTTTAGTAACTATCAAATTGTAAAAAATGGTTATGAATTAGATTATCAAAAACCTTTGAATTTTGCTAAAAGGATGGAGCAGCACTATTTCAAAGGTGGAAAAGGGAATATCATCTTTACTGGTAGTCCTGGAGTCGGCAAGAGTCACTTAGCTATCAGCATCATTAAACAGTTACTTTCAGATTATGAGAGTATAGGTGAGCCAAAAACTGCAATATTCATACCAGTTTCACGATTAATGGACAAGATTAAACAGTCAATCAATGGTGATAGTAATTTTACTAGAGAAATAGCAGTTGAGTTGATGATCAGTGTTGATTTTCTAGTGTTGGATGAAATTGGAGTTGAAAATAGTGAAAGTCAATGGGTTCAAGGTATTTTAACAGATATTTTAGATGGGCGTGATAAAACAATTATCACAACAAATCTATCTAGCAATGAATTAAAAAGACGATATCCATTGAGACTGTATGATCGTATCTTAAAAGGTGTAAAGCAAGATAAAACAAGAGGACTTGAGGCTCAAATTTTTAAGTTCCCTGATAATATGCCAAGCTATCGACAAAATGCTTTTTAAAAGAAATTAGTATACAAAAATGGGTATCAAAATAATACATATTAGCACTATGATTTTAAATAACAAGTGTACTTAAAGGTACACCTGTTATTGGTTTTGGAATCATTCAAAATAACATAGCTTTAAAACTAACTTGGATGTGGAAGATTTCACGCCCTAAGTTTTGAGATCATTAAAAAATTAACATAGCTAAAAAACTTTGAGTTGCGTCCAAAAATGGACGTTACTGTTTTGGGATCATTCAAAATAACATTGCACTAAAACTGAGCTGTCAGTCTTTTTTGACTAATAGTTGTTTGAGGATCATTCAAAATAGCATAGCTCTGAAACATTGTTTACAACCGTAGTTCCGACTACGCTTGTAAAATCAATAGTTTTGGGATCATTCAAAATAACATAGCTCTGAAACCCAAGGGTGCCCTGAATTGGGGCGTCCTTTGTTTTGGGATCATTCAAAATAACATAGCTCTGAAACCTATCTAGTCTATAATAGGCGGAAACAAGAAAATATTGACTAAATGAGGAGGAAAATCATGAATGAAGATGTAAAATTAGCAAGAGATTTACTTGAAAACAACTGGATAATTTTAGGAAAAAATGGTATAATACATAGTGTTGAGGGTGTTGAATATGGTGCAGTAACTGTTCATTATAGGAATGGTGAACCATGGAAATATACAAGATCTTTTGACACTATAATTGAATAAAAAGCCAGAGGAAGAACCCAGCGCAAATTTAGTCTATAAAAGGCTATTTGTGTTTGGGTTCTTTTTATTTGTCATAAGGAGGAAAAAATCATGACAGAATCACTTGTATTACCACAAATCAAAGCAATCATAGCTGAGGTTAATCAGAAACGTGCAGCATTAGCTGATTACAAAATTAAACTAGATGCTGCTGAGCAGGAATTAGAAGATGCAAAAATTGCAAGGGAACAAAACTTTTCATTTGAAACTGACAAGGTCGTTGTTGAAAAAGAAGGTTTTGTTAATCGTATAAAGCGCCGTTATTTGGAAGAAACTCAATCTTTCGAGAATAATTTGCCTAAAAAAGTAAAATTGGTTGAAGAATTATTTGATAAATACGTTCGAGAAATGTGGGTAAAAGATCCATCAGTTCAAGAACTGGAAACACAGGTTATAAATAGCTTTAAGCAAACAGTTGAATTGTTAAATCAATATCAGGAAAAACCAGGCTTATTAAAAGCAAGTCTTTTACCAAATGTTGTTGATGCTGATTTTAAAAATGCGTTTAAAGGTCAAATGTCATTTATTGGTGTGAATACCTATATTTTAGCTAATAAAGTTCCAATCGGATATAACACTTATCAAGAACTATACAATGCAGGACGACAATTAGGGGTTAATTTTGAATGAGTTACAAGAGATATCATTTTGCATTAGTTTTTATCTTGGTGGTTATTAAACTAGTGAAAGATACGAAACTTGAAGAAAAAGCATCATTTTTACTTGGTGATTTAATCGAACTTGAGAAAATTGCAAAATATGATGTTGCAGTTGCAAATCAAAAGGCACTAGAAATTTATAAATCAATTGAAAATGATAGATTAGCAGCACCATATCCATTAAGAGGGTTTAAAGCTAAATGGCAAATCATTAAAGATTATATATTGTGAACCATGGATGAACCGAGAATTTTACAGGAAAGGAGTGTCTAATGTCAAAAAAATCATTGGAAAATTTGAAACCATTTAATAGATTACCTAAAGAAGAACTGAGTAAAATTTCTTCAAAAGCAGGAAAGGCATCTGGTGTTTCAAGAAGAAATAAAGCAGCACTTAGAATGGCACTAGATACTCTTTTAAGTTTAGAGGTGTCTAATCCTCAAATTAAGCAAGAACTTGAGAATATGGGACTTACACCTGATAATCAAACTCTATTGGCATTGAGAACTTTTCAGAACGCTATCAAAGGTAATCAAAAAGCCACTGAATTAATTATTAAAACTGTATCAAATAAAGATGTTTTAGATATTGATGAACAAAAAGAAAAAATCAAAGGTCTAAGTCTTGAGAATAAAAAGACAGAATTAAAAATGGTCAAATCTAAAAATTCTATTGTTATTGTTAGTGAATGGAAAGATGATGTTGATGAAAGCTAAAACCAAAGAAAAGTCAAATTTTTCAATTGTTTATAAAAAAGAAATAGAGTGGCTAAAATGGTATTTCAACAAGGACAAAAATATCCCAACCATGTCACTTTTAGATAAAAAAATACACGATTGTAAGGTTATGAATGACCAAAGAGGTTATAAAAAGTTTAGTACTATAAAAAAAGTAATTGAGAATACTGTTGCTATTTCTGATGCTGATTTATTGAAAGCAGTGAAAGAAGTATATGTATTTAAGCGCATGTCAGTAATTGGTGCAGCTCAGTCTATTTTATTTTTGGGTCAAACACAAGCTTATGTCCATGTTAGGAAGTGGTTTGAAGAATTTGAAATGCAATTATTTGATTTGATGATTGAATAGTTATGGAGATGTTATTTGTATGATATGATGCCAATTTTATGTTATAATATCTATGACACAAGGAGTAGTATATAGGGATTACGCCTTGATGGAGGAGATTCCGGTTCGAATCCGGGCTATTGTGTTGTAAAGCACCCATTCTTAAGATAGGGTGCTTTATTAATATTAAATATTATAGGATGCATATGAAGAAAGAAAATTTTTGGAAAATAGTAGCATTTATTTCAGTATTAAGTTTTTTGATATTATTAAAATCACGATTTCAATTTTCACAAGATTTTTCTGATGAACTGATAAAGTCGATTGTTTCAAGAGAGTTTATTTCAAACTTATTAGCAGTAGCTATTTCAGGCGGGTTATCAATTTTTATATTATATAAACAATCAAAACATGCTGAAAAAAACTTGGAAATCCAAATAAAGAACCAAGAAAAACAATTAAATCAACAGTTGGAATTATCAAAAACTCAGTTCGAAGATCAACAGAGAAGTTCAAAAGAACAATTTCTTATCCAGCAAGACTTAACTGTTGAAATAATATTTCTAGATTTCTATCTAAAAAAATTAGAAATAATAAATGGCTTTTTGTCAGATTTACTTATATTGAGTGAAAATATTCTTGATAAAACTGATAAAATGATGTTTTTACAAGATCAATTAGAAAAATGTGTTCAAGATCCTGACTTTAACATTAGATTTAACCAGTGTCTTCCAAAATTGAATAGTCTTCAGCTAGATTTTAATGAACTTGCACAAAAAATTAATATGTTGAAAGCAAAAATAAAAGTTTATGCAGTTTTGTTTGATCAAGATTTTTCAGTTCACATCTCAAATGTTATTAGTGGAGAAGGTGGTTTGACACAATTTGAACAAAATTTTCATGAAGTTTGGAAAATTAATAGTAAACAGATTAGAGAAAGTAAACATTTCCAGGTAGTTAAAACAATAGAATATAATAAAGCTTATTATAAGCTGAAAGGTGCTATTGATGAAATGACACTTATAAAAATACCTCTTGAAATGAACAATAAAGTTCAAAGTTTGAAAGGCTTATATTAA